CTTAAACGCATAAATGATGTAAAACATGACGTCCCACTTCCCGTGGACGAATTTACTCTCCGCGCAATGAATGACTTTATCGGGTCATTTATTGATGGTAAACGTCTTGTTCCTATTTCCCATACAGAAGTGTATGATAAACAAAACCGCCCCACTCAAATTCAAACGCTCGAACGAGCTCAATTTGATTTTGATGACGGTAAAAGTCGACGCGTGAAGTGCTTCCAGAAAGGAGAAGCCTATTCTACAATTAGTGATCCACGTAACATCACCACCATCCCTGGCAAGAACAAACTTGACTATTCTCGCTTCACCTATCCAATCGCCGACCATATGAAGAAATTCCCATGCTATGCATTCGGAAAATCTCCAAGACAGATCGCCGAACACATTGTTAAGATCCTCAAACATGCAGACACCGCCTTTATGGGCGACTTGTCTCGCATGGATGGGCATGTTAGTAATGTTGGGCGACTTCTTACCACTTCCATCGCAAATGGAATGTATGAGTTGACGTACCATGCGGAACTTGACCGCTTGCTTAAATCACAGTACTTCCGTACTGCAGTCTCACCCGAGGGAATTAAGCAAGAGACAGGCTACTCCAGACTCTCTGGCTCCCCAGAGACCTCCATCTTCAATACAATTGAAGGTATGTTCCTGGGTTATCTGGCATTTCGATGCACGATAGTACCTGGCACTCAGCGCTTCTACACACATGAAGAGGCATGGGATGCCATGTTAAAGGGAATGTTCGGAGGCGACGACTCCATAGTCGCCGATCTGACTGAAGGCGCCTACATCAAGGCCTGCAAACTGATGGGACACGTAGGCAAAGCCGACGTGAAAAAGCGGGGAGACTCAGGTGTGAACTTTCTGGCACGGATCTACTCCCCAAAAGTTTGGGACGGGGCACTGGACAGCTGCACCGACCCAAAACGTGCTATTGGGAAATTCCATACTTCCTCTAACCTACCACCTCATTACCCGCTCATGAACAAGTGCCTTGAGAAGGCTCGATCTGTCGTTATTAACGATGCTAACACGCCCATCATTGGGGCTTTTAGCAAGAAGGTCATTTCATTGAGCAGGCCAAAGGCCGCCGACGCCCCAGCAGGAGAAATCCGACTGGATATCGGCAATTGGTTTGCCACCCTCGCAACGACATTAGCTACAAATGAACAGCTAAGTCTTGAAGAGGTTGCGTACCCCAATGAAAATTTGGATAATTGGCAGGAAGTAGTTTTCCTAGGACAAGTGCCGTCATATGACCTTGGAGCGTTTCATGACTGGCTTGAAGGAGTCAACGACCCCGAAGAATTGTTAAAACCACCGGTTCTCTGTACCCCATTGTACTATGACAATCCAACGGATGCCCTCGTTTCCACGTCCATACCACAAATTCACCCACCACAACTTATAGACTTCGATGAAAAGAAGTCTGAGGCCAAAGGCAAAGCCAAACCTCCGCATTCAAAGGAGGCAAAAGCTAAAACCAAGAAAGACCCAGCCAACCCTCCTGAGAAGAAAGAAGGTAAGTCTGAGTCTAAACATGATCAGACTAAACCTCCTAAACCACAAGAGGCAAAGGCTGAATCAAAACAGGCCCAAAAAGTTCCACAGGACCAGGAACAAGTTGTAACCATGCCACCTCACCTGACGATGCTCCTACCAGGGGGAGCTAAATCATCAAAACCACCACCCATTGGGGACAAACCTGATCATGAGTCCTTCATACCAAACATAGGGGATATCAAGTTCTGCTGGACAAATGGTACCTCGATTAGCCACTCCCCAAAGGTAATCTCACCCACTCCCACCACACCGTGTAAGTCTCCCGTCAATCAAAACGGGAAGCCTAGTCAGCCTAATAAGGCCAAAGGAAAGGCACCAGTGAAGGACAACACTGGAAATAAAAACACCCCAGGTAAAGCTGGTAAAAACAAGCAGAAGGGTAAATCTGCCAAAGCGTCACAGGCTAAGACGCTTCAAAAGCCACCCGGCTAGGGTGGTGCGGGCTGTCGGAAGCCGCGCTGTTTTAAGGGGTCAATGGGGGCCCCGTCGCTTTTACAGCCATGAACAAAAAGAAACGACAAAACAACCGGAGAAAACCGGTCAAACAAACAAAAAGGGCTAGAAAACCAACCAAACCACGGCTTTCTAAATACGCGAATTTGCTGCTTAATCCTTGCACTGCTTCATTAGTCCCTGGACTATATGGATCAGATGAAGGGATGCTTGCTCGCTTTCGCAGAACCATAGTAAACAACTCCACCGATTCGGCGGGTTATTTTCTGTGGGCACCAACATTCCAAACAAACAACATCATCACCTGGAGCTCTGACTCTAAAACACGCCCGTTAAATGACAGCAATATACCTTTTGGTACAATTGTTGGTCCATTTATAAGCGCTGCCCCAACCTCCTGCATTTCCTTTGACCCCGC